CTTGAAGTGCAGGTGGACTTTCCCTGCGTGGTCACCGTCAACGGCGAGGATCAGAAGATCTGCTCGTACATAGCAGACTTCCGATACAAGCGCGATGGTGAGTATGTGGTCGAAGACACCAAGGGCGTGATCACTCAGGTGTTTAGGCTCAAGAAGAAACTGGTCGAAGCCCTCTACCCCGGCACAAAAATACTGGTGGTCAAAGACCCCCGCAGCTGGGACTAGAACGGAACCTTGCGTTCATCCATGTTGTCGATCTGGCTCCCTGGGAACTCAGCCCGAATCTTCTCAGCATCGATCATCATCTCAGCGTTGAACTGCACCTTGGATAGTTCACGCATCTCAGCACTAGAGTAGTAGTACTCACCATCCTCTGGCCTCACACCATTGTAGAAGTCGATGATGCCCACTCTGTACGCTGTGGCGTCCTCTGTGCTCCTCTCAGGCATGTGATCTGCATTCACTAGCTCAGGTATCCACATGTGCTTATCGCACCCAGAACGCTGCTCCTCAAGCGAGAGAGCATGGTTCCGCTTCTTGCATAACCACACCGCACCATTTGACTCAGTCAATGGCTTTGAGTGTATGCAGTTCCTGCAGTTCACCGACTCAGGCAAGCGCCGTCCGTAGTAGATGTCTTTGTACAGATCAGGCTCATTCTTCATGCGCCAATCTTTCTCTGAGCGGCGTGTATCTTTGAGTGGTGCGTCACTGCATATGATGCGTTCTGCCTTCTCTTGTGCGCGATCCCAGATAGCGGCGTTGTATTCAATCACTTCTGAGTAGATTTCGCTGTTGTTTTTATTCATCACAACAACCATGCACTTGGTCAGGCCCAGGGCACCCATGTACGCATGGATCTGCCAGCGATAGGTTTCACTCCAAGCCTCATAGCTTTGTAGCTTCACAAGCTCCTTGAACCGCTTGTCGTTTGCGCTCTTCACCTCGAGCAGAAGCACTAGCTCCTGTTCAGGTGGTGGCAACACACCCTTCAGCAGCCCGTCGCATGAACCTGCGAAGTGACCACCAAAGAACGAAGCACGAAACTGGTTGCCGTCTTTGTCATGCGAGGCGATCGATATCACACCACTGTCGCGTATGTTCTCTACGATCTGTTCTTCTATCCTTTGACCAAGGTCGAACAAGCGCAGCATGCGCCCACCAAACGTGGACGGCAGACACCAGCGGAATCCCATCCACAGTTTGTATTCATCGTCATCTCCGATCCCGCTGAAACCAAGGTGGCCTCGGTGTCGGTTCTCTTTATTGGCGATGAACTCATCGATCTGATCAAAAATGGACGCTGACAACATTCCAGTACTTACCCTCCTTCCTTACAGTTATTTGTTTGATGTGGCTCATGACCTTGTGTTGGTTCACTAGATCAGCCGCATAGCTAAGATCATATGGCGTTGGTGTGCCTGACTGTGTCAGGGCGTTCCACTTCTTGGTGGCTACCATGCCAGCCTTACCCCGCATTCCCAGCATGATAGGCATGCTCTGTGGCCAGTATTCGCCGGGTGTTGAGAACATCACGTTGAGATAGTCGTTACCGTTCTTTGATGTCTTGATCTGTGCAGACACAAAGTCGATGTTCTTAACTTTCTCAAGCTTCTCAGCTGGCTCTTCTAGCTCATCAGACAGGACGTTACCTTGTGCCGCTTCGCGTGTTGCAGCTGCATCCTTCTCTTCTTGATCCTTGCGCTCCTGGTCAAGCTGATCCAGCAAGTCTTGCTGACGCTGAAGCATCTGCTCCACGCTGTACCGAGGCTCTTCACACTCCACGCAATGACGCGCATCCATGTCATTGACGGCATAGCAGTGGTCACATATCCAGATCTTCGGCTCGGCCGATTCATCTTCTTGTGGTCTCTCTGGCCTAGCGGTATCGATACAGCCATGGCGCATCATGTTCTCGCCGTAGTCCAGCAGCATGCAGTCTTTCTTGTTACCCCAGGTGCGCATGCCTCGACCACAGATCTGCACATACAGGCCCAGAGACTTGGTCGGTCTAAGCAATGCGATGCAGTCTGTGCGTGGCGCATCCCAGCCCTCGGTCAACACAGCGACGTTACACAGCGCGTTGATAACCCCGTTCTCAAAGTCCTCAAGGATTTTCTTGCGCTCTTCAGCGGGCGTTTCTGCCGTCACAACAGCGGCTTCTACACCTGCATCACGCAGATACATGCACATCTTGTTCGCGTGAGCCACAGTGATACAGAAGAACACACTGCTCAGTCGGCCCTTGCTGTACGCTTTGTCAATCCAATCGGCCACAATCGCAAGCATGGTTTGATCTTCCATGGCGAGGTGTTCGATGTCTGACTCACGATAGTCGCCACCCTTGAACTTGACCCTGGCTGTGGATGCATCGATCACCGCTTCTGACGCAACCTGATACGCAGACAATCGGCACAGATACCCTGCCTTGATTAGCTCTGGGATCGTTACCCGGTGAGCGACACCACCAAAGAAGTGATCGTCCAACCCATAAATGAATCCTTGACCCATACGATATGGCGTTGCCGTAACACCCAAAACCTTTGGTGCGTAATGCTGAGTAGAATCAAAGTGATCAAAGATCTTTCGATATCGACTCCGCTTCTCTGGCCCAACATGGTGGGCTTCATCCACGATGATGTAATCAAACTCGCCTGAACTATCTAGCCGCTTTGGTGTAGCCAGGGTATCCCGACTAGCGATCACGATAGGCTCGTGCGAATCAAACTGTTTTAAACCTGCAGCCAGCAGACCACTAGGTGCACAAGGCCAAACGGTCTTGAGTTTCTCATCTGCTTGACTGATCAGCTCCTGCCTGTGGGCAAGAATCAGTACACGACTGTTACGGTTTTCTTCAAAGATCTTCTTGATCATTGAGGCGAAGACAACAGTCTTGCCAGCGCCTGTAGGTAAAACAATTAATGGATGGGTTTTTTGGGTATCGAACCAATGGAAAGCAGCATCAATGGCTTCTTGTTGGTAGTACCTTAGCTTCATGCTTGGCCCTCTTCAGTCCACAGTAAGTGCGTGCCCAGTACTTTCTGGCCCACGGTGATAGATTGTGACGATGCAAGATGCGAAGCACAGCTTGTTCCCTCACAGCGTGTTGGTTTTCGTTCAATGACATATCATCTCCTCCTCTGACATATCAGGATCATTCACTGCAAGCATGCCTTCATCGACTAACCTGCGAAGGGAGCTACGATCTGTGAAGTGCAGGTGATAGGTGAACGTGATGACAAACAAAACTTCCATCAAAACATCTTCTGAAATGTTTTTGTCCTTCATCGCATTCACGAACAAACTCAGGGCATCAGATGCAACTTCGTGTTCTTTGCTCTGCCAATTAAATTCAAACTCTTCATGATGATCCATGAGATACCTCCTTGATCAGCCAACCCAAATAGACGTTGGCTTTTTGCAAGTCTTCCAACTTGTTCTTGTTTTCGTAACGCCAGATGTACTTCATGACGTTACCTTTAAGATACCCCTTGAAGGCGGAAGAGGACATCGACGCTTTGATTGCATCGATACACTCTATGCCACCGTCTTTGGTGTAGTGCCCAGGGTGATTGACCATGTCTGGCGATTCACTCATCCGCCACTCTCCAGATCCCAATCTGATCATCCACTTTGCGCGTAACTACAGTAAGCCCAGCCCTCTCCAAGTAGACCTTCAAAGCGTTGGCATCGATGCGATTGTTCACGAACACGCACTGGCCAACTTCCATCGCCTTGAACTTTTCCCACTTGGAAACCCTGCCACGCCGCTGCTTTGGCAGCGGGATGTCGGTGTAAATGGTTTCGGTTTCTTTCATCACATGCCCTCAATGTTTTGAAACTTAACGTCCACGATGATTTCATCGTCAGGCCATCCACCAACGCTGGAGTACAACTCAGTGATCGATCGCGCAAGCTGATACACCTTGCCGAAACTTTCCGACAACGCTTTTTGTCGCCGCGCATCGTTTTCTTCACGAGTTTCTTTCTCGCTATTCCATCTCCAATCGTTCCTCAAAAGGGGAATGGGTACCGTGCAGACACGTTTGCGAACAGGTTCTGCTTCAAACATGTAGCCAGTAGAGATCTCTATCAGAGCCTCTGCATTCTCCATCCAGTAAGCGTTTTCAGGATCAACAACTTTGTACTTGTCTGCAAACTCTGGGTCAGCCACTTGGCACGCATGCAACTCGTGGTTTGCCTCAACAAGCGACTGCCTAAGTCGCTCATGAGCTTTGGCCCAAATCTCATTGCTCTCTTCAAGCTTTTTGATCTTCGCTCGCAACTGGTCTTTAGTTTCCGTTTTCATAATGTTTCCTTGCTTTGGGGTTTATTAGTCCCGCCTTCGACCACCTTGACGGTGTTAAATGACAGGTAAATAGTTTTTCCATCGACCACTATGGTGCTTTGTCTCCAACCAAGTGGGCGAAAAACATAGTCCTTTGGGACTATAAAAATATCTTTTGCACCGCTCATAAATAACTTCCATTGAAGTCCCGCCTTCGGTCAGACACGGACGGGAACGTGCTACGGGGGCTGATCAAGGCCCTGACCTATTAGTCCCGCCTTCGGGCACGCGGACGGGAACGCGCAGGATGGGTGATGAATCCCATGCCCTAGCCATCAACCGTTCCAATCTACATTGGCGGTGTTCAAGCCCGGCGCAGGGGTTGCCTGTGCCTGTTGTGGCGCTTGTGGTTGTGCGGCCGCAGAAGCAGATCCTTTCTTGAAAGAAGAGATCTTGTTCTTTGGTGCATAACCATTGTTGCCTTCTTCGATCGCCACCTGTGCAGTGAACTGCTTGCCCATAGCGGTGCGCATCATGTCAGTGTTGACGGTCTGCGTGGCATCACCACCCGTCGCCTGGATGAAAGACTTCAAGCGTCCCAACCCTACAGGGTGAGTCAGCGTGAAGTTCTCCCAGATCTTACGACCTGCATAGCTAGGCCCAACAACGTTGTACTCCACCTTCAGGTAGGGATTACCTGCTTTTGAAGTTTCCTCGCTGTACACGGCCGCGGCTAGGGTGTACTCGCCAGCTGGCATGGGTTCTGATACCCCACCACCTGACTCATCGATGTTGCTGACATCGATACCTTGATCTAATAAGCCCATGGTTCCTCCTATGCGGCTTCGTTATTGTTTGCTGGCAGACCTAGAGCAGCGCCATAAGCATCTGCAAAAGCTTGCCAAGAGAAATCAATCTTCGATGGAAGATCAAGTCGAGACTTCGCGTCATACGCTGCAGCAAACTTGGTAAACAAACCTCGGTTGCCATAGCTCACACCACGCGCCTTCGCGCCATCCTTGATCAGGGTGGTCTCGTAGTTTGCGAACAAGTTGAAGTCAACCCAATCCTTGATAAGGGCATTCACCTTCTTGTTGCAGCGCATCTCCCAGCGATCATAAGGTTCCAGTTCTGGATCCTTGTACGCCTTCGATGCAACGTGACTCAACAGAATCACATTCATGCCACGCTGCTGGAAACAAACGTTGAGGCCATTCAGCAGGTTCAACCAAGCGTTCTCTTCGGCAACGTAAAACGCACCGTATCCTGCTTTGGGGTCTGCCGCTGATGACCAACCGTTCTTCTCACAGACATTCGCTTCACCAAGCTTGGCTGCAGCATCCGTTGTATCCAAGACTACTGTCTTGTACGCATGCTCTTCCATGGCCAGCGTCCTCACCTGCTCCATGATCTCTTCCCAAGTGTTCGCCTGGGGAAACCGTGCAGCATTGATGAACGACAGGCCGTCCTCTGCTTGAATGAAGATTGAGTCAGGAGCATTCGCTCCAAACGTGGACTTACCAATACCATCTGTACCTTGGATGTTCATCCGTACAGGGGGCATGGCGACATCAGGATTGATTTCCCGATGGGTGGTTACTTGGTTTAGTAAACTCAAGATCACACCTCCTCTTCTGGTTGGTTAAGTTTATCTGGGTCAATTGCCTTGACCCGCTCTTTGCCAAGCTTGATCGAATGACAGGCATGCCAACGCCCAGCTTCATCTGGGTGAGCCATAGCCCACGCAGTAAAGCCGCGCATGTCTACCTTGTAATTCGTAACTTGGGTTACAAACGAGGGCCACGATTCTCGTGGCATTGACTCCAGAATCTCATCCAACAAAAACTGATCCCAAACGTGTTCACGCTTGATCTCAACAGTTATGCCGTCTTGGGTTCTTTCGCCGCCCTCATTGTTCAGGGGGAGTAGAAGTTGACTCACTTCTTTCTGGTCCAGGAGCTCGCGTTCAACCGACTTAATATGTCGCTCAACCTCTTGCTTCTTTTCTTTCGCGCCATGCAGCTGCAAAGCTAGATTCTTAATCCGCTCTTCCATTCCAATCTCACTTCTTCTCTCTACGGCTATGGACGTTACTGGATGTCACAATAGCTTGCAACAATTTTTTTCACTTTTTGGTTGCACCCTGAATAAAGGTCATAGAGAATGCGACTTTCCAATACAAACAACGGCTATGAAAACAATTGAAAAGAACCTCGAGCTGCCGCCTCACCCCACCAAGGGTGCAGGTAAATGGCAAACGCTTTTGAAGGACATGGAGATTGGGGACAGCTTTGTGTTGACCCAGGCAGAAGACCCCAAGGGTTACGTCTATCACTCAATCAGAGTGGCGGCGAAGTCTCTGGGTATGAAAGTACGATCTGGTACAGATGAAAACAAAAACAGGATAGTGAAACGGATTATTTGATGATGCCATCCTTCCTACCATCAGGGGTTAACGGCTCTGAACTCGCACCTGAAGCCAAGCTGGAGCTCCTGCACGACATGTGGGAAAACGGGATGCACATCATCCCATGTGGTTCGCCCACCGAGGCGGTGCCGCAATACTTCAGCACCCGGCATCCATTCGATACAGAAGATGCACTCAAAGCCAAGTGGGCCAAGACACCACGAGTCAAGTGGCAGCACTATCAAAAGATTCAACCGTCACGCGAAGAGATACAGCGGTGGCACACTCAATACCCATCAGCTAACTGGGCAGCGATCACTGGCATCACGTTTGCCGTGGTCGATGTTGATAAAGATGAAGCCGTCGAGTGGGTAGAGCAAGGCAACATCAGCCGTACCCCACTGAAACAAACGTCACCTCGTGGTGGTGTGCATTACTTCTATTCACTCGGCAACGAACTGATCCGCAACAGTGTGGGCCTCAACAAGATCGACATCCGTGGTGATGGCGGCTACATCATGGTGGCACCCAGCCACGGGTACAACATTGAGTTTGATCAGAACTATCCCATGTCCAGCATGGAAGATCTGCCCGTGTTGGTGCAAGACGATCTGCAGAAAGTCCACATGTACAACAACGGTGGCAAGGTCGAGAGCATACGCGAGAAGCTGACCGAAGAACCCAAACAAGAGGGCAGTCGTAACGATACCCTGGCACGCTTAGTCGGCAAGTGGGTGAAAGAAGGCTGGGGTATGCGCGAGGTCATGATCAAAGCGCAGGATTGGAACCAGACCTGCTTCCCGCCCATGGACTTGATCGAAGTCACGCGCACCACCATCAGTATTGTAAGCGGTCACATCAAGCGGCACCCCGATGATGTCGATGCAGGTGTCATGCAGTGGCAGACATCCAAGTGGCAGACAGACATCAATGAAGATCTCAAAGAGATTCAGTCACAAGAAGACCCACTGGATGAACTGAAGCGAGAGGGTGCAGAGGAACCAGAGCAGGGGCCGCTTGGGCTGCAGCCGTTCAGTGCATCTGAATGGGAGAACATGAACTACGATGGCATCGACCAATACTGGGGTGATGCCTTCATCTTTGAGAAGAGCAGGGTGCTGCTGCTCGGCAAGCCAAAGATAGGTAAATCAAACTGGCTGGGTGCATTCGCAGCCGGGGCAACAACAGGCACCGACTTCATGGATGTGCCGTTCAGTCGCCCACTCAAGGTGATGTGGTTCCAAGCAGAGATCATCGCAGAGTTCTTGAAGCGCCGTATCGAAACGTACTACAAACGCTTTGCAGCAGACGATGACCTCAGACGATTGGGCCACAGCAACCTGATCATCAGTGGGCGGCTGCGCAAGAACCTGATGAAAGATCAAGACATTCAAGCGTTCAGTGATGAGATTGCATTCCACAAACCAGACATCGTCATGATCGATCCCATCATCAACTTCTTTGATGGTGAAGAGAACTCCAACACAGAGATACGCAAGCTCATGGATCGGATCGATATGCTGATGGATATCAACAACGTGGCTGTCATCCTCGCCCACCATACAGGTAAAGAGCGGGCAGATGATAAGTCATTTATGTCGGCTCGAGGTGGCTCGGTGTTCGCAGGGTGGTTCGATTCTGGCATAAAGCTCAGTGGACAGAAGCCCGATGTGTCTATCTTCTACGAAGCGCGTAACGCACAAGAACCCAAAGAGCATCTGGCCAACTTCGACTTTGAGCAGGGCATGTGGCAGGTCAATGAGTTCACGCCGCGTCAAACAAAGCAGTTGTCTGAGGACGATGAAGTGTTGATTGCTGATGTGGTGGTGAACGCGATGAGCAGCACCAAGTTCTACAACAGAAAAGAGTTGCAGCTATTGGCAAGGGAAGCTCTAAGCAAAGCGAAGATGAACAGCGGCGAGAAGGCTGCGATGAAGGCAGTGAGCTATGTGCAGAAGTACAAGGGCAACATAGTCAAAACGCATGCAGTGCCCGGACAGGCGGTGTGGCACTATTTAGAATCAAATGAAATGACACGACCTTGGGAGGTTGAATGATGAATACAGCAGCGTTGGAAAACATAGAAAGGTATTTAGTTGATATCAAAAGGAGAACAGAAGAGGCATCTGAAATGCTTTCTGCAGGAATATACGACAGAAGCGAAGGTGGCATAGAAAGATCTGTAGAAAGAACAGTTATCGGGGCTAATCTTCTTGAAGGTTATGGTTCGCAAAGTAGTGTGACAGAACTGGCTGATAGGATTCTTAGGCTTGTGCAGGCTGAGTTGAAAACGAGAGAGGATCGAAGCGCATGAAACAGAACACTCAAACAAACTCAACAGATCAAGTCGGATGGGTTGTTCTGTTTATCGGCACACCATTTATGGATGGGCGTTACATAAACAAAGATGATGCTATGCAGGTCAAAGAACACATGGAAGAAAAATACCCAAGGCTGCGATTTGAAGTGGCTCAAGTTAGGGGTGACTTCCTAGTGAGCGATGACATCTTTTGGGCCGATCATCAGGATGAGATACAGAGAGAAAACGACAGTGCTACTGGCCTCTACTGGAGAAGGCATGGATACAGAAGAGAGCATCAAATCGCATGAGCACATTACTCGCCGCAATCAGGGCGCAACAGGCGTGGGAAAAGAAACCCAAGAAGCCAAAGCCTAAGCTCCCATCAGAGAAGCGGGAGAAGCTGCAGGACACCGTGATCATGCAGATCCTTGGGTTGAATGAGATGGGACTGCCCGTAAAGAACATCGCTAGGGAGGCAGGTGTGCCCGTGCAAACAGTGTACAACGTGAGACAAAGGTACATACTCATCGATGTGAAGAACGGAACACGGTGGTACAAGTGGTTGGGGATGTGACCTGGTAGGAACCCCAGCCACCTACGGAACTACGGGGGTAGATGGCCGGGGCAAGTGGTGGCCCCCAAAGCATAAGAGGAAACTACACTTAGTCGTGGATACAAAGGAGTAACCCACGAGCGGATAATAATTGAAGAGAGAGTCGATGGCAAAGGTAACAATCGAAATGAACGTGGATGATGACACGGTAGAAGAAGCAGTCGGCTCACTCAAAACCCTAGCTGGGTTGGAGCAAGCGAACAAAGACATGTCAGAATCTCTGCAGCTGCTGGTCAAAGCGATCAGCAAGAACAACTCAGAGATCAGGAAGCTGGCGAAAGAATTAGCGAAGAAAGAAGAAGAGGAATAGGTATGCAGATATATCAAGTGAACACGGGAGGTAAGTACGGGATTGTGTACGCAGACTCAGAAGAGGACTTGGAGAAGCTGAAGGCATGGTTGTCGGAGAACATCGACTCGGATCTGGAACAGGATGACACTCTCAGTGCAGAGGTGGTCGAGCAGGCAGAAGCAAACTGGGACGCAAGCTTTGCAGGCATGGTAACAACGATAGATATCGAACTCACAGATGACGGCATACGACAGGCGCTGACACTGGGATACCTCAACAGCAACAGCTATTGTCGGCCCATCATAGAGCAATCAATGGGCGTGCAGCCGTGGAGCTAGAAGTGGAATACGAGTGGGAAGATGTGCCCCTGGAACCCACTTCTGTGGCTCTGGCAAACCTCAAAGAGGTGATCGGATGCGCTTGCGAGGACATCCCAGACATCGCTTGGAACGGGCAGTATTACTGCATCAGATGCAGGGCAAGTGACAGGGAAATTCATGGGTCAAACAGGAATGTTGATGGGTCAAACAGGGAGGGGTCAAAGTGAACTTAGGAGCGAAAGTTAAAGTAAATTCTAGCTCCGGGGCGGCCCGACTTTTGGCAAAAGAGGTAGGTGCAAGGGGGTGTTTGCCGTTTGCACCTACCCCTGTGGATAAGTGGTCTAAGTCATTGATTTATAACAAGGTGGGGGTAGGTGCACGAGGTGCAGCGTGCACCTGCGTGCACCTTGCACCTACCCCTACCTAAGTCATTGATTTATAAGGGTGGTGCAAGGTGCACGAGGTGCACCTCTAAAGAGGGGGAGAGATATATTAAATATCTCCCCTTCGGGATACCCCTTCTCCCCCTTTAGAATTAGGATTGGGAAAAGCAAAAAAAAATTTTTGAAGCATGAGAAAAACAGACATGAGTGAGAGCACAAGCAGCGCAATTGAACCTGATGAGGACATCCTTGCGAACCCTAAGCGGTACGCGATTGCGAAGTTTAAAAGCAGACCTCTGAGCAAGAAGCAACAGAAGTTCGTGCAGCTGTATGTGTATAACGATCTGACAAATACAGAGTGCGCGCACAGAGCAGGGTACTCACACCCAGCACAGGTTGCGACCACGCTCTTGCATGACCCACGCTATGCGCATATCCAAGAAAAGATTCGGGAGCTCCAAGAGGGCGAGCAGAAAAAATTTGAGATCACTTACGAGAAGGTTGCTCGTGACCTGCTCGAGATTCGTAACGCTGCCATGGAAGACGGATCGTATGGTGCAGCCGTCACCGCGGAGATGGGCAGAGCAAAACTTGCAGGTCTGCTCGTTGACAAGAAAGAGATCAAGCACGGGCGTATCGACCAGATGGACAAAGCAGAAGTCGAAGCCCGGCTGCAGGCGCTCATTGATAACAACCAACTTGCGCCTCACCTGTACGAACAAGTGGCCCAGGCAGAAGACTACGACGAAGACGAATACGCCGAGTACGAAGAGATTGAGGAAGACCCAGCCGAGGACTAGATCTGCTCAACGTCTCCTATCTGCCATGGTTCAAAGAAATCGTTCACGTTGCTCTTGTTCAGCGCGAACTCAACTTCGTTACATGCAGTCTCATGATCCGTTGACTTCACAAAGAACTCTACGGTCACAACAAACTGCTCAAGCTCAACGTCTTCATCCGGTTGGTTGAACGGTGCACGAGGGTTTACACGGTCTTCATCCGCACGATCAATCATCTTTTTCTCCTTACTTCTGATGGGTCACCAAAGTGAAGCCTGAAGTTCTTGCCCTTGCGAGCTAAGTCCGTCAGGCGTTTACGATTCTTCATGGCAATCAATACACGGTGCGCCTTCAACTTGTGCGCATCGCAACAGAACTTGCCTACCTTCTGCATGGTCTCAAACTTCTTGCCGCACCAATCACATGTGTGCTTATGCATCTTCTTGTGACGGTACAGGCCAGAAGAGTTCTCACGCATTCCTCCGCGTGTCGAGGTCATGACGGATCACCATCAAAAGTGATCGATTGAATCTCATCTTCGTAGATGCACTCATCGCACATCTCTTTGGTGATGGCCTTGAATACCGTGAGAAAGTCAGCGTCATTAGGCACTTCGATGGTGCGATCTTCATCAACCATTCTTCTCGTATGTGATCTCAAATTTAGTTTTATTTGCATCCGTAGATCTCCTTGTCCGCGGCGAGCACAAGCTCACCGATGGTTTGAATGAGTTGAGGTACAACGGCGTTGCCTAGGGCTTTGACTCTGTCCACCCGATTGGGAACCCCATGAGCCATTCGAGGAAGGGGGGGTTCAACGGGCCACTCTCGCCCTCTGCGTAAGTCACCGAATCGGGAAGACTGTTCGATGGCAATCTGCCCTTCGCTTGCAACGTCTCCGCCGATCGACCGCCTTTGTAGTCCCGCGTCAGTGGCGTAGGCCATAGACTCGCTTTCTTTACCGCCGTCGCCAGACCATCGCCCGACTTCGCGTTCAAGCCCTTCTTGTTGTAATTCCCCTTCACCGTGGGCGTCGGCCACATGCTTGGGTCTTTGACCTGCTTTGCTAAACTCAGCTGGTTCGCCGTGTCCATGTTCTTCCAATCTGTGCTCATCGGCGTGCGCCACATGCGCGCTTGGTCGATCAGTTGCGTCTGATACTTGGTGCCGTCTGGTCTGCGCCAATACGTCCCCTCCCATTTCCATCCCCGCTCCGCCGCGTCTGTCGGTATCCCTCCGCCCGTGCTCGCTGCTGGCGTTGACCAAAGCTGGGTCTCGGTAGGCGATGATGAAGA